GCGTGAAGAACTTCGACATGACCACCGAGGAGGGCATGAACGCCGCCGCCGACGCCGTGGAGGGCATGCTGGGCCGCTCGGTGTCGATGCAGGACGTGATGAAGCAACTGAACCAGCAGGGCGCCCGTGCCGGCATCGTGTTCGGCTTGCTCTCGCAGAACGTGGACACGCTGGAGAAGCAACTGAAGACGGCAGGCGAGGCATACCAGCAGAACACCGCCCTGATGGAAGAGTACAACAAGATGAACGACACGGCAGCGGCGAAGTGGGAGAGGCTGAAGAATACCATCGAGGAGTGGTTTGTTTCAGACAAGATGCAGCGCATACTGGGCGACCTGATAGACATCGTTCGTAAGTTCGCCGACTGGTTCGGCTCCGACGGCCCGCTGGCCACGGGCTTCAAGATGATGATAGCCTACGCCATGGCTATGAAGATAGAGTTCGGTGCGGCGTTCATGGGTATCGGTGGCGGACTGAAAGCCGTAAGTGCGGCCTTCGGTTCGTTCGTCAATGTGCTGGCTACGGGGGCTACGGCTGCCGTGGGCAATCTGGCAGGCATGACGAAGGGACTGCGCGGTCTGCGCATGGCCACCATCGGGGCACGGCGCGAGTGGCTGAAGATGGACGCCGCGATGAAGGCTAACATCATCGGAGCCGTCATCACCGCCATAGGACTGCTGGTGTACAAACTCTACGACATGCACCGTGCCAGCAAGGAGGCAGCCGCCGAGGTGGGCCGCTTCAACCAGAAGATGGCCGACGAGCGGAAGGCACTCAACAGCCTGTTCGACCCGCTGAACAAGTCGAACCTGGCACAGAAAGAGCGGCTCGACCTTATCAAGCAGATCAACGACAAGTACGGCAGGTATCTGGGCTACATGCTCAGTGAGACTTCTTCGGCCATTGCACTGGCAGACGCCCACGCCTTGATAGCCAAGCGTATTAGGGAGGAAGCGTATGAGAAGCGGCTGCTGGAACAGGAAAATAAAATCAAGGGTGAGCACGAAGAGGATATGTCTTCACGCTACGGATGGATAGTTGAGCAGGCTCGCGAGGGAGCAAGAGGCAATGCAGACGCAACAGCCATAGCCGATGCCATCAAGAGTTACATTGACAAGAACCTTGGGAATGTTGAAAACGACTTCTACTTTGGCAGTCTCAGACGTTCAAACGAGAGCGTCAAGAAACTGGAGAATGGACTGAACAACGTATTGGAGCGTATGGTGGTTGACGGCAAACTCACTCGTGAAGGTGCCGAGAACCTCCAGAAAGTTGCCATGCAATATCTCGACGTGGCAAAGGCTACAGAGGTTGACATTGAAAAGCATACAAGCAACTTGCGCTCTGACCTGCGCGGTGTGCAGAGTGCCATCAAGGTTGACCTGGCCAACAACCTGAATACACTTGTCAGCAGGGTAGCCAGTTCGGTAGGCAATGCTGTGAGGAATATCCGCCAGCAGCAACAGCCACAGCAGAACGTGCCGCTGATGCTGCAGCAGCCGCAGGGACAGGGTAGCGGACTGCCAAGTCTGTTTGGTGGTGGTCAGCACGGCGGCTGGCAGGCTCCCTGGAGTCCGCAGCAGCGTGAGACAACACCCGATCAGAAGATGGCTCCGAAGGGATGGAAGCCTAATATAGACAAAAAGGACACAGAGGCGGTTCGCCAGTTTGTGCAAGACCAGGAGGCTCTTCGCAGCGCACTGAATGCCAGCGGCAATCAGATAGACGAAGCACAGCGCAGGGTGGCTGAGTCGTGGCTGCTGACGGATGCAGAACTGAAGGAATACAAGAAGATCGTGGAGAAGGCCGACCGTGGCCCCGGCGGCAGCAACCACAACCCCTACGGCGACTACAACAAGGTAACCTCTCCCTACAAGGACTGGAACGGCAACGACCTCGTGGCCCGCCGCAAGGAGATGCTGGAGCGCGTGAAAGCGCTGGCAAACGGTGCCGACGTGCAGGCGGTGCTCTCGGAGGATGCGAAGTTCATCAGCGATGCCGTGCGCAAGAACATCAAGACCACCGAGCAGGCCATCGAGTGGTATAACACGGAGCGTCTGAAGATCCAGGAGGCGCTGCACGCCAAGCACCTGACGAACACCGGCGACTGGCTCGACCCGAAGAAGGGCGCCAAGCGGGCAAGCCGACTGGTGCAGGACGAGATGAAATACTATCTGGACGAACTCGACGCCTACTACACCGAGAGGAAGCAGAAGATAGAGGAAGCCCGCAGCAACGAGGAGATAACCGAGGGCGAGGCGTGGCGCCGTAACCTGAAGAACGAGAACGAGTGGTACCAGCGGCGGGCGGAACTGCTGAAACTGTATGCCAACAAGGCGGCAGAGGTGACCGAGAAGGAGCAGGACGCCATCTTCGACATCATATCGGAGCGCACGGGCGAGACCACCGCCTACATCAAGCAGGACATCGGACAGACCGTGAAGTTCATCAATGACGTAGGCACCAAGAGCAAGGCCGCCATGGACCGCATCTTGGGCGACATCGACCTGAAGACCGAGCAGGCTCGACTGAAGTCGCAGCAGGCCATCACCAAGCAGGTGAAGTTCATCGAGGACACGCTGGCCAAGGAGCGACCCTACGACGGCATCACGAAGAACCTGCAGGACAACCTCGACAAGATGGGCGTGCTGGCGGCCAGGATGCGCCGCGTGAACGACGAACTGACGGCGGAGGGCAAGGAGCCGAAGTTCAGCAACGCCGAGATTACGGCGCAGAGTTACAAGGAGATGGCCTTCTATCTGAAGCAGGCGGGCGAGGCTTACAGCATCGACGTGAACACGCTGCTGCGGCGCATGGCCGAGGAGGGCATGGCCGAGACGGCGAAGGAGATAGAGCAGAGCGACATGCTGAAGCAGGCCGTGATGGGACAGTTGAGGAAGACCTACCAGGAGGTGCAGGACGCCATCAAGAAGGAGGCCTCGCAGATAAAGAAGGACGTGGAGATACTGTGGAACGACGAGACGCTGGGTCCCGACGGGCGCAGCATCAAGGCGACGTTCGACAAGGCCATCGCCCAACTGGGCATGCAGCAGGACAGCGTGTCGAGAGCCAACAGCCTGATAGGCGCAGGGACGGCCAGCGACAACGTGGCCACCCGACTGGCCATGAAGCAGATAGAGGTGCAGATGCGGATGCAGGAGACGCAGTTCAAGATGTTCCGCAACCAGGCCAACCAGCGCATGGCGGCGCTGAAGGCGGAAGCAAAGGAGCATGAGCGTAATGCAGAACTCGCCAAGAAGGCTGGCGACATCGCGAAAGAGGGAGAGGAGCGGCTGAAGGCTACGAATGCGCTGCGCGACGCTGAGAACGTGAAGCGCTCGCTGGGGCTGACGCTGGCCGAGGAGACGAAGAAGGAGGAGGAGCAGAAGGCCGAACTGCTGAAACTACAGGAGGAGAGCCAGAACCGCCTGTACCAGAGCCTGCGCGAGTGGGCCGACCTGCTGACAAGTTCCATTCAGGGCGTGATGGAGGCCAGCCACGCCGGCGATGCGGAGTACTATAACGAGCGGGCGAAGCTCGACTTGACGGGCAAGGGCGGCCCCGGCGCAGGCACCTACATCGTCATCGACGACGCCGGCACCAGCGACGCCACCGCACACTACGAATACCTGGACGAGCGCCAGGCACTGGAGCGCCAGCACGAGATAGAGCGCGAGAACGCCCAGGCCGAGGCATGGCGCAAGATGTGGGATGACATCAACATGAAGATGAGCGACCAGATAACGGACTGGATTAATGCCGCCGCACAGAACGCCTCGGTAGATGCCAATACGGACGCCACGCTCGCCAACACCGAGGCCATCGTCGGGTTGACGGCGGCTATGGGCGGCAAGGTCGATACGTCGCTGGCAAGCGGACTTGGCTATGAGCCGAGTGGCAACGAGCCGAACCAGACCATCGAGCGCATCGGCTATGAGGCAGAGCAGCAGGTGGCACAGACCGAAACGACGGATAGTGCCCCGTCTGTATTCCTCGACCCAAACAACGTGGGGCTTATCTGGGAACAGCAGGCAGAGGCAGCCGAATTGTCGGCAGAGCGCCAGGTAGGTGCTATCGACAAGGTGAAGGTGGCTCTCGACGACCAGTTCCACAAGCAGACGCAGGGATCCAAGGAATCCAGTCAGAAGATGACCTCCAGCACGCAGTCGGCCTTTGCCAAGATGACCGCCGCCGCCAATCTCTACGGCATTGCCTACCAAGCCATGTCGAACGATAACCTGAGCGCTGCGCAGAAGTTCAGCATGATGGCTATCCAGGCTGCCGGACAGTCGGCCATCACCGCCCTGACCGTTGACTTCAGTAAGACCGCCGCCGACGCTACCATGAACTCGGCATCGGTGCTGGGCAAGCTGTGGAGTCAGTTAGGGTGGGGGGCTGTTCCCGTCTATGCCATCTTCACCGGACTGCTCGGCGGTTTGATGGGACTGGCCGCCAGCAAGGTTGCCAAGTCGAAGTCGGAAATCGCCCAGGCCACCGGTACCTCTGTCGGTGCCGGGCGGTTGGCTACGGGTATGCTGACGTATGCCGAGGGTAACGTGAACGAGTTTACCGACCCTGCATCGCTGACGCCGGGACGACAGTACAACGTGGACGGTGCCGACGGCAGGACCTACCGCGCCCGCTACATGGGCAAGGACGCCAAGACGCACATCACCAACGGCCCAGAGTTCCACCTCGTCGGCGAGAAGGGCCGCGAGGCCATCATCGACGCCCACACCACCCGACTGATGCAGACCGACGACACCGGCATCTGGCAGGCCATACAGACGCTCTACAACGGCGGCTCTATTTCCCGACGGAGAACCGCCGGGCACGGTGGCATCCGCGCCTTCAAGGACGGCAACCTCGATGACTTTGAGGGAATGCTCGACGGGGAAACCGCCGAGAGCGCTGGCGGCGGCATGAGTATGGAGCAGATGCTGTCGTTCCAGCAGTCGCTCGACGCCAACACCGCCATCATGCAGCGTCTGGCCGACGAGGGCATCGAGGCCTTCGTGAGTCCATACGGCAAGCGCGGCATCGTGAACGGCTACGACACATACAAGAAGGAAGCCCAGCGACAAGGAGTGAAGTACATTTGAAGATTGAAGATTGAAAATTGAAGATTGAACATTGAATATTGAGATATGGAGCATTTAGCATTAGAGGTTTTTGACTTGGAGGGCACGGGCTCGAAGTTCGCCACGCTGCCACCGAACACCGTCATCCACATCCGCCGCACGTCGCAGATATTCGGCAGCGGCGCAGTATTCTCGCAGGAGTTCACTCTGAACGTCTTTGCCAACGCCCACCTGTTCGGCTCGGCGGGCGACATCCACGGCTCGCGTCTGCATGAGCAGATGAACAAGCGCAAGGCCCGCATCTGGGCCGAGGGACTGCCCCTCTATCTGGGCTACCTGCGCCTGGCCGACGAGGTGGACGTGGACGAGGACGGCAACGTGGGCGTGACCTTCGAGAGCGGGCAGAAGACGTTTGAGGAGAAGATTGACGGCGCCAAGGCCAACCAGGTGCCGATGATGGGGGACGTCAGGTTTGGCGTGGCGCTATGGAGAAAGAGAAAGGTTACGATAGAGGCCACGCTTAGACTTTCTGCAAAGGTTACAGGGCAATGGAATGGAGACGAAACGCAGGTTTACAATAGTCATCTTATAGATAACGCGGAAACGGACACAACAATGACATACACCGTTGATGGCGAGAACGACAACGAGTCGGTACAGCAATACCCGCGCATGGTATTTCCAAAAGGTAGTTTCAAGAATCTCTCCACAAATACCACCGACACTATTGACTGTCTGAATACCGATACGCCCTACGACGATTCGCACCCTTACTGCAACACGGCTCTCTGTTATCAGAAATACGGATATACGAGAACGTATGTAAACAACGGAACCACGACAACCCGCGAAGACTACAGCAGCGACCCGGAGGCGCAGCGCGGCTACGAGACGATGCCTGCAAACCGTGTGAACTCAGCGCCAAACTTCTTTGTCATATATTGGATACGGGCGCTGATGAAGCACCTCGGCATTTACGTGGAGGAGAATCAGATGATGGACGTAGAGGACTTGCGACGACTGTTCTTCGTGAACACCAACTGTGCCTATAGAGAGCCGAAAGTCATACGCGGAAGCAACCCCGACAGCGGCTATACAAGATACAAGTTCAGCGATGCCGGAAGACTGATTGCCGAGCGCCAGATTGACAACATCAAGGATGACAATCTTTATGGTATTACTTCAAAGAATATCCAGATGGGAACGCCGACAAAAGAGGGATCATGGGGTAGTATCCACGACATTGAAGTATCCGACCCGTCTATCAGCGTGGTTTCAGCCAAGCGCGTAGACAGCGACATCGACTATAAAAACAACAACAGTTATCTCCACGATGCTTTCGCCACACCAGAGTGCTTTCCCAACGTAGACATCAGCGAGGTGGTCAGCGCACTGGAGAGTGGCTTCGGCGTGCGCCTGCTGTTCAGCGAAGACTACAAGCGGGTGCGCATCGTACTGCTGAGGAACATCTTCCGTAGTACAGAGGTGCAGACCATCAAGTGCGACATCGTGGGAGAGCCGACTAAGACCGAGAACTCGATACGCGGCTTCCGCATGACCTATGGCGACAGCGAGGACACGCATTTCTACTACAAGGGCTTTGCCGACAAATTGCCGCACAAGAAGCCGCACTTCGTGGACGACAGCGACAAACACGACTACTCAAAGTGGAACCTGAATGCAGACTATGCCTCGCTGATAAACAAGGTCTCGGCTTTTGACAAGACCTGCTATGTGGATCCTGCGACAGGTGACGCATACGTTATCAAGGTGGACAAGGATGCCAAACGATACGACGACCTTCGTCCGTCGCTATTCGGATGTGCCGACTTTATGGATGCGGAGGATGGCGACTGCACTGGCGATGACGAGACCATCGAGACCATCAACGTGGGATTCAAGCCGGCCATCATGAACGACGTGAACTTTGAGCAGGAACGAACAACGGGAGAGGCCAGTCAGCAGTTTGCCCTGTTTGTGGACACCACCATGCGGGCGCGTCGTCCCGACTTGAATGATTTGGAGGCCCCGGCTTCATACAACGACCCTGATGCCGTTTACGACGCAGACAAGTTATATGCAAAAAAGAAAGACGAAGACGGCAAGGAAACAACAGAATACGCCTATGGTAATATGATGCTTGACGGCGTTGTAAAACCAGGTGAGTTCGCCATAACGTCAGACACCTCTTTCACTGCAAGCGGTAAGGCATTGGAACTTGAAGCCAATCTTTCCGTTGCCTATTATATTGACCACGGCGAGAGCTATAGCACGGGGCAAGACTGGATAAAACTACGTTATCCTGCCACCTGCGATTTCGGAGGCTTTGCATTGGAGGGCTACCGCCTGTATCTGCAGGACAACTTTGAGCCGAACGACGACGGTATATCTCCTATTGAAACGAAGGACTGGGGCCTGACGCTGGGCATTATGCGCGGCAGCGGCAGCGACGCATATGTGGACTACAAGTATGACCCCGACGACGGAGAGGAGAATGACACATGGGACATCGTGGCTGGCAGCAGCGTGACATCGCACCCCGACACCTGCGACAACTACGGGAACCTGTGGGATTATAATTTGCAGACAGTAGTAGACAGCCCGGCAAAGGCTATTGAGTACCTGCAGACGCTTTGGCCCGACAGCAATCTTGACTTGGTACACAGCAGCGGTTCGGTGATGCGCGACGAGTCGAACTGCATCTATATCGCCAATATACAGACGGTAAACGACGACAACGGAAACCCTGTCAATATATTGCTGGCATCTGACGTATATGTGCCAAAGGCGACATTCGCAAAGCAGGCAGAAGCCTACGCTAAAGGCTTTAACGGTATGAATGCGCAGCAGATGCGCGGCTACGACATGAGCCGAAACCGCTGGCTGATAGAGGTGGGCAGCTCTGAGGAGCGTATGCAGACACTGCTTGTTTTGGAGTGGAACGCTTTCGTTTATTATAATTCAGATAGGCCTATCTACCTCGACAACGGCGTGGGCTCGCGCTACGGACGCTTTTCGCTGAAGCTCCGGGCGGAGAAGCTGAACCCCTACTTCGACCCGAAGCAGGCGGAGGGTGAGAACAACCGCCGCTACCTGGAGATTACCAACAAGAACCTCCAAGGGCGCGGCCTGTGCGACCAGTTCTACAAGGAGTACTCCTACTGGGTGCGCAATGCTCGTATCGTTAACCTGCCCGTGAGGATGGAACTGGCGCAGTTGCTCACCATCGACGACACGGTGAGGGCGACGGTTGGCGACGTGACGGGCTTTATCAACGAGATGGAGTACGACATCAGCAACGAGACGGGTCTGGGCAACGTGACGATGCAGATGATGTACATCTGACATTGAACATTGAAGATTGAACATTGAACATTGAAAACAGAACAGATATGGCAGTAACAGTTTCAGGAATGTTCGGTAGCGGACATACGTACTTTGCCGGTTCGCCGGTGGTGATTACTATCAGCGGACTGGAGTGGGGCGAGACAGTCACCAGCCCTTTTACCATCGTCCGCGTGTATGTGTATTACAACGGCAGGAAGGTGGGCGAGTTCCATGAGGACACGGGCGGACAGACCACGGCCACGTTTGATATCAAGTCGGCGCTCATGGCGATATGGGCCGACTATGACTTCTCGGCAGAGGTGACAGCGGCCAACGGCACGACATCAGTCAGCCGCAGTTACCGATCGTACTCGATAGAGGTATTCACGGAGTATCTCGACAGCACCGACGGTGAGTTCACACAATCACCAGGAGTCACCTTTGACGGCGGGCAGTGCGCCATCGGCAGCTTCACGGAGTGGGAGCGGAGCATCATACCGACCAATGCCGATGCCGACGTGTCGTACCGCGAGCATGAGAACCTGCGTTACGGCGACGCCTCGACCAAGCCTTTCCCGACTACAGAGAATCCGAACGTCGCGCCGGAGAGGGTAGGGCGGAGCAGTATCACGTCGTGGGTGGACGTCAGCAACAGCGGCACACAGAGCGTGTTCTATCCTGCGACGGCGACGGCGGGTGAGGACAGTCAGTCGGCACATGCGCCGCTGGTATTGCGCGACAGTCAGGAGTACGTTGACTTCCTGTTCCTGAACCGACGTGGAGCCATCGAGACGTGCAGCGGACTGACGAAGGAGGCGATGCAAATAGACGTCGACATGAAGCAGTACAGCCGCGTGGAGACTCCGACGTTCCGTCCGTCGCGCTCACTGATGGCCATCGGCAGCGACGGGCGCCGCTCGTGGCAGATGTCCAGCGGGTATGTTACTCGCGAATGGGCAGAGTGGTGGGCGATGGAGTTCCTGGGCGGCAAGCGCAAGCGGTGGTGGATGAAGTACAAGGGTCCCGGCATGACAGTAGCCGCCTACGTGTCCGTCATCGTGGAGCCGGCGAAGAAGAGCATCAGCATCTACGACAAGACAAAGCAGCAGATGCCGCACGTGGACTTTACCGTGACATTGGCGCTGGAGGGATAGTGCTTCGCAAGTGAATAGTGAATAGTGAAGAGTTGACACTGCCCTTGATTCCGCGAAAGCGGAAATGTAAATTGCAGACAAGAAACAAAGACGAATATGTTTATCAGGACTGAAAACGAAATCAACAGCGTGATGCCGACCTCGCGGTGGAGCAAGCCGACGGAACTGCTGCCCTACCTGGAGGAGGAGGAGCGGGGGGCGCTGGAGCCGCTATTAGGCACGACGCTGTACGAGCACCTCTGCACGGAGTACGAGCGGCTGAGGGAGACCTACGTAGACATCACTGCTACGACCATCAAGCCGACGGGCAAGGCGAAGGAGGACCCGGGACTGCCCTACGCCGACGTGACCGAAAGGATGGATGCCATTCAGCAGGGCGTGCTGCCGGCGTCGTGCGGCTGTGTACCGATGCCTATAGAGGAAGTGGACGTGCCGAAGGAGGGCCTGAAGACGATACGGCTGCTGCGCATCTGCCAGAGGATAGAGTTTTATAAGATGCTCTCGCACAAGGCGGGGCTGCTGACGGTATCGTTCAACGAGGGCGGCGGCATGAACAAGGTATCTGCCGACGGCTACGAGCCTGCCGACGAAAAAGACAAGGAGCGGGCGACGAAGGATGCCTACATGAGTGCAGGCCGCGCCATCGACGACCTGCTGCTGTTCCTGGAGGCGGACGCAAAGGGCGACAGGCTGTTCACGGAGAAGTGGCAGGAGGCGGACGCCTTCTACCTGCACAAGGATCTGCTCTTCCAGACGGCGAGGGTGCTGAAGGAATTTCTCGGGACCAAGATTGACCGGATGACCTACATTGACCTGGTTCACGACATACGCTATTGCCAGAATACGTATCTGAAGCCGAGGGTAGGGGCGAAACTGCTGAAGGCGGTGATCGACTACGCCAACGAGGGGGAGGCTGCTGTGGCACAGCAGCACACTGAACAGGAGGGCGAGGGAAGCGCGACCGCCGGTTTTGCCGACGGCTCGGGCGACGAACTGCTCTCGATGCTCCGGACGGCGCTGGCCTTCTACGTGGAGAGCCGGCGGACGACCATCACGCACACGACGTCGCTGGCGAGCAGCAGTTCGCGCAGTTCGTCCGCCATCTTCCAGAAGGAGGAGAAACTGGCAAGGCGCGACTCGATGACCGACGCACAGCAGGCGATGGCGATGGCGTGCGAGTATATCGAGGAGAACCTGGAGGCGCTGGGCGACGCAGCCGTGGACAGCCCCATATATAAAAAGGTAAAGGCCGCCGAGCAGCAGGCCGCGACAGACGCGCAGAACGCCGAGGCGGCACAGCGCCGCCGCTGCCGACAGCAGTGCGAGCAGAACAGCCGCAAGCTGTTTACCGGATTCCCAGCCACGCACAGGACGCCGGAGAGGAAATAGTTGCCCCTGGCTTCGCCGAGCGCAACCATCACCTCGGCATAACCAACGGGCAGCCCTGACGGGCAGGCAGACTGACCAAAAGTCTATATCGAAGCGAGCTTCATATATCCTCCCGTTCAGACTGCATCTCACAAGAGATTAACCCGTTGCTTCTGCACTCGGTTCAGGTTGCCCTTGATTTCCAAAACAGCACTACGTATATTGCGGACAGACACGACACAAAAACGAAGAGATATGAATATCGGACTATTAAACATCATGCACAATAAGGTGTGGGACTTCCGCCCAGACCTGGCACAGACGTATGCCGACGCGCTGAAGAACGCCATCGAACTGCATCTGCCCAACGACATCGAGAAGCAGCACGGCTACTTCCTGTCGAAGAAGGGCTACCAGAAGGACGGCAAGACCGTGGGCGCCAACTTCGAGGACAAGCTGTACGTAGGCGACATCCACCGCATTGAGCGCCACCTGTACTGGAACGACGAGGAACTGCAGGAAGATGACGAGATCATCAACGTGGTCGTGGTTGACGGCCCTGTGACCCGCGACGGCGACGGCTGCTCGTATGGCACCAAGGACTTCCGCGATCAGGTGATGTATGCCAATACCATTCCGCAGGTGGTGGGACACCTGTTCCTTATCAACACCCCTGGCGGTCAGGCTTCCTGTCGTAACGACTACGAGATGATGATTGCCGACTGCCGCGAGCACGGCAAGCCTACCGTGGCCTTCGTCGACGGCATGTGTTGCTCCAGCGGCGTGAACCTTGCCTGCCGTTGCGACCGTGTAATCGTAATGAACGCCAAGGACGAGTTCGGCTGCATCGGAACGATGGCTGCTTTCTGGGCTGTCGCTCACGACACAGTAGATCAGGACGGCTACCGCTATGTGGAACTTGTCGGCAAGGAATGCCCCGAGAAGAACGACTGGTACCGTGAGGCCGCCGCAGGAGAATACGAGAAGTTGCAGGCTGAACTCGACAAGGACACCGAGGAGTTCCATAATGAGGTGCGCCAGGGTCGTCCGCTCGTAACCGACGACATGCTGACGGGTAAGGTGTTCGAGGCGCAGGAGGTTATCCCTGCTCTGGTGGACGAGATAGGCGACATGAACCGCGCCATCGAGTGCGTGTTTGAACTCGCCAACGAGACGCTGACCGCCGCACGACTGGTGACCGCTGAGCCGAAGAACGAACCGGAAGAGAAGCCAGAGGGCGAGGAGCCCGAGGAGATGGCCAAGCTGACTGATCAGCAGAAGGCTGCCATCGCCACAAGCCGTGGCGACCTGAGAATGGTCGATGACGGACATGTTACCAAGGAGGTGCCGGGATTCTTCGGCCCTGAAACAGTAGAAGTAGCAAACCCCCAAAATAAGGAAAATATGACAGAAGAAGAGAAGAAGGCCGCTGAAGCTGCCGAGGAGCAGCAAGCCGCCGAGCAGGTAGAACAGCCTGCCGCAGAAGCAGCCGCCGAGGAAGCACCAGCAACCGAAGCTCCAGCTGCCAGTGAAGAAGCCCCTGCACAGGAGGGCACCGAGGCTCCCGCCGAGGAAGCGCCTGCACAGGAGGAAGAGAAACCCGCCGAAGAGGAAGAGAAGCCTGCCGAGGAAGCACCCGCTAACGAGGAAGAGCAGCCTGCCTCTCAGGAGACCATCGAGAACGCCGAAGCCAAACTCGACAAGATTCAGGAGACGCTGCATAACGCCGAGCAGATGATTGCCGACAAGGACAAGGAGATTGCCGAACTGAAGGAGTCTCTGGATGGTCAGAAGAATACTGCCGAGCAACTGCAGGCCGACATCGACCAGGCACGTAAGGACGTCGAGACCGCCAACGGCACGATTGCCGAGCGCGACGCCACCATCGCTGCCCGCGACAAGAGCATCGAGGAAAAAGACGCACTCATCGACCAGCTGAAGAAGCAGGTGAGCGACCTGAAGACCGAGGTGAAGGAACTCGCCGGCAAACCAGCCCCGATGACAGACGCCGCCGCCGGCATCCCCCAGGACAACGGCACGGGCGAGGCGCCGAAGCAGACGGGTAGTGGTATCACCAGCGAAATGAGTTACGAGGAAGTTCGTGCTCAGGTGAAGAAGGCCGCTGCCGAAAAGGCTGCCAAGAAGAAGGGTGAGTAACACTGCCCTTGCATTCGGCGTCGAAACTCTGTAAATTGCAGACAACAACACAAACACAAACATTATTCACCAACACAAACAACAAAAAGATTATGGCTTACGCATTATCAGTAGCACAGATCGAGACCGTCAAGCAGACGATCCATCCCGAGTTGATAGCTCACGCCTATCTGCTCACCGACAGTATGTTTGAGGACCTTGGTGTGAAGGTAACGACCGACGTTGAGAACATCGACGTCTGCTACCTGTTCCACCGCAAGGGCCTGCAGGCACGTCCCTATGTAGTTGGCAAGGTAGAGGACAGCGAACTGGGCAAGTTCGTGGACAACCCTGCCAAGGTTGAGAAAATCTATCTCCACACCAGCGACTCAATTGAGCGCTACACGGAGAAGGGCCCCTTCGAGGTGACCAACGTCGCCGAGAGCGCAGAACACACCACGTTCCTGCTGAACGAGCTGGCTGGCCGTTTCTCTGAGGACGTCCGCGCCAACTTCTTCTTCGGCAACATGGCCAACCGTGTGCTGCCCGAGGACACCGAGGAGAACAAGATCAAGAGGGGTCTCTCGCTCTTTAACGGTGTTTACACCATCATCGCCCAGCGCCGCACCGACGGTACTATCTCGGTGAAGAACCGCAACCTCATCGAGACCGGCGACATCACTGGTCTGGAGGCCGACCAGGTTTACGACCTGCTCGTGAACTTCTACGGCGGTCTTTCTTCAGCCATGAAGAAGCCTGAGCAGACGGTGTACATCTACGCCAGCGACGAGTTCTGCCGCAAGGCCGTGAAGGGTTACATGCTGACCTATCCTCAGATTGCTCCTACCGTGCTCAACGCCGGCTGGAAATTTGCCGAAATGCCTAACATCGTGCTGAAGACCAGCAGCGCAATGGGTGTAGGCGGTCAGCTTATCGCAACTCTGGAAAACAACATCGAGTTCCTGTGCGACAAGCGCGAGAACAACGCTCTCATCTCTATCGGCCAGGTGAACAAGGACCTGCGCGTGTTCGACTTCCAGGCCAACGGCCGTGCCACTGTCCGTATCCGCGACTTCTCGCCCGAGGTGTTCGCAACCAACGACGCAGTGAACCACTACGTTGAGCTGCCCGGCGACTACATCGCCGAGATCTTCACCGCCGTTGCCGAGCGCGACAAGGTTTACGGCAAGGAGATGGGTACCGTACAGATCCTCACCCAGAAGGATGTCTTCGCCGCTGGCGACGTCATCCAGGTAAAGGCCACCCCGAACGACGGCTACGTCTTCATCGGCTGGAGCGACGGCGGCAAGGACGCTACGTACAACCACACCTTCATCGGTGGCGTGTACGAGCTGAAGGCCCGCTTCATGCCTGCCACCGAGGCTGCTGCTGCATCAAGCGGTTCAGGCTCAGGTAGTGGTTCTGGTTCCGGTTCCGGTTCCGGCTCCGAGACTCCTACATACACAGCCGTAGCCAACCCAACGGGCAACCCCGCTCAGCAGGGCTGGTATGAGAAGAGCGGCGACGTGTATTCTCTGACTGATGACACCGAGGTAGAGTCTGGCAAGACCTACTACACGAAGGACTAAACGCTATCGGAGGTGCTGCGGCGGCGTGATCCATCGCCGTCATGCCGCCGCCCTCTGATTCTCTCTCAACCAACACATTTGAGCTTTCCCGTCAAACGGGAATGCGGCGTAAGCCAAAGGGCTCAAACCAACACAAAAGCAACACAGTAATAACAACACAAACACAAAATTAGATTATGGCTTTATCTTGCATTCCTAAATCAGTTCTCAGCAGCTCAGTCTGCACCGAGAACCCTGCTGGTCTGTCGAACTACCTGTTCGCCGTGCCCGTTGAGGACGTGAACATCACCGTGGACGACACCAAGAACCAGTACAGCATCTCAGCCAAGGCAGCTAACGCTGCCCTGCAGGGCTATCGTATCGACTTCAAGAGTCAGACCGGCCAGTACACCTCTGAGGACAACGGCACGGGCAAGGCTTGGAGTGCCACCGCTACGGGCCGCGTAGAGTTGGGCGAGGACGACATGGCATGGACCAGCCGCGTGCTGCACAACTCAGACAAGTATCTCTACTTCATCGCCACCGGTAAGAAGATTACCACTGGCAGCGGAGCAGAAGCTACGACTCAGACTGAGTTCCTCGTAATCGGCAACGAGAACGGCGAGGCCGAGTGGGCTGTTGCAGCCGACTCAGGTACGACACGTCAGGACGATCATGGCCAGACCTTCACCGTGACTTGCGGTTACCAGCTCTATCCGATGACCAAGTTCGTCGGCACCATCGAGCAGAAGGACGCTGCATAAGCACCGGTCATCCCTCTCATAAACCGCGAGGCTCAGGCTCCACACACGACGAGCCTGGGCCTCGTTTCTATTAGTTGAACGAAAACTTCAGAGATTATGAAAACAATAGAACCATGTTGCGCAGAGCGGCAGTTCCGCTTGCTGCGCAGTGCCATAGAGAATGGCGGCCAGACGCAGTTCCAAGGCTTCGGTGACCTGAGCCTGACCGAACTGATGCCCGCCATGCTGGTACGATACTCAGAGACGGAGATGCTCATCGCCGCCCCTGCCATCCCCGACCAGGCAGCCGAAATCATCGACCGCTGGATGAAGAAGCAGTGGGCGAGGATGGACGGTCGCGGCAAGATGAACGTCATCGAGCATCTGACCATCATCGCCGACCTGTCGCCGGAACAGTCGCCCATGGCGTCGGAGTGGCTTTGCCAGAATCCATTCGGCGACCGCCTGACGCTTGTCGACAAGGCGCAGGACGACACCGCCCTGCTGCTGCCCGACATCGCTATCACCGGCCCGCTGAACCTGCGCTACGGACAGAACTTCACCTGCGACGTGACCACCGTGCAGGAGGAGGTCGACACGCTGTGGAAGCAGTATAGTAAGTTGACGCGCCCCGTTGCGAAGAGCAGGGTGTCGGCAAAGAAGGGCAAGGAGCAAGAGGCCGCCGCCGAGCAGTCTGAGATTACTGACCCCGCCACCGACCCCGACCCTACGATGGGCGGGGAGTCGCCCGTCGAGATTGAAACCCCATCGGCTCCAGCATCGCCCGAGGCCGAGGAAAAGATTCAGGAGGAATGACTATGCTGAACTGTAAGGAGTACGAACTGGACGACCTGCTGGCCGTGACCGCCATCCCCGTCAGCGACTTCTCGCCGGGCACAGCTGCCTGGCAACTGAAGCCGTCCATCGCCAGCGCCTCGCTGTCGCCGACGCTCACCAACGCCGTCACCATCGGCCTGCAGCCCGCCGTCACCGGCGGACGGCTCGTGCCCATCAAGCGACTGACGGGCAAGGCGAAGGACAGCGAGGGCGACTCGGTGGCCGGGCGCAAGCACACGGTCAGCGTATCGTGTGAGGCCGACAACCGCGACCTGACAGCGGACAGCCGTGGCGAGACGGTGCTCGACTATCTGCTCCGACTGGAGCGCACGCCGAGCCACCTGCTGCTCACCTTCAGGGGCGGACAGCGGGCATTTGTCATCGCCACCGACGACACTTACACCTGCGAGGTCAGCCGCGACGGCGCCAAGACCAGCGTCTCGTTCAAGATCGAGAATCTGATGGGTATTCAGTTGATTACGGCGTAGCAAGTTTGTTACGGACAAAAAGAGGGTGGGGTGCAGACCTTTCGGTATCTGCACCCCACAAACCAATCACGGCGATGATGGTTTATTTGAACAGCCTTCTTGCAAGGTAGACTATTCCGCCATAAAAGAAATTGCCTGCTACGTTGCTCAGGAAGTCCTCGCCGAAGGTTTGCTGCGTCTTCTGGAGTCTGTCAATCTTAGCCGACTGCTGCTGCAGCGCCTGCATGATTTCCGTGTGGCTCTTGTTCTGCATGGTAAGTTGGACAAAAAGCCGCTTCTCGTCGTCGGACATCTTATTGTAGATGCGCTCCAACAATTGTCTGCGTAGGTAGCCGTCAATGTCCAATGCCTACAAATTGAAGTAGTGGCGGATATCGAAGCGCTTGTCGGCGTCCTTCAGTTTGTCGAGTGCCAGGGCGTGGACGAACTCGAACATCATGCTGTCGTCGCCGGCATACTTGGTGAGCGTCGCCGAAGAGTCGCTCATGATCATGTTCATCGTCACGTAGAGGGCACAGCGGTTGTAGCAGGGCCACTCCTCCAGCTCGAAGCCGCTCTTCTCCATGGCGGTCTTCCACTGGTCGCGGGTCCACGGTGCAGGTGGTGTCATGGCGGCGACAATCTTGTCGGCCTCGGACGGCGTGAGATAGTTCTTCCACTTGATGGCTTCCAGCTTCTCCACCCATGCCTGAGCGGCCTCGGGCTTGTTGGCGGCAAGCCACTCCATCATCTCATTCATTACATGACCGAAGGCTTTCATGTTCTTCGGATCCTTACTTTGAGCCATGTAGTCGTACAGCTCATAGTATTTCTCTTTCAGTTCTTGCGGTGTCATTTCTTCTTCGATTTAGTTGTCGATCTTGTAGGATTCCTGCGGATATCGGTCTTTGACGGCTTTTTGTCCGCTGTCTCGGGTGGTCGCTGTGACACAGCGACAGACGGAACGGGATTACCGCACGACGGGCAGGGCGCTTCAGGAACGCTCCTTGTGGGTGTCGGCGGTATCTGCTGTTGGATAAATCTTGCCATAGATGTAATCGTAAAGTTTGTCGATGCCGCCCTCGGCGAGTTCAAGCCAGAGGGCAAGGTAACTTGCGAGGAAGGATATCGCCAGCCATCGTATCGCGTCAGACAGGCCGCAGGCGTAGCGGTCGGTGGCCGCCAAGATTGCTCCGTAGGCCATCGTGATCCACCACGTCAGGCACCTCGGGCAGCTGACGACGGGCAGCGAGCGGCGCTTCTTAAAGAACACGCCGATGACTGCGCCGACGAGCCCCAAGTGGTTGGCCGTCGTACAGGCGAACACGATGCAGGCGATATCCGTCCAGTCCATAGTTAGTCACTTTTCTTGGTCACTCACGACTGACTAAGTTCACGCACCGGCGGTGACCTCGACGGATGTCGTGATGGCAATCTGGTTGGTGCATGGCTTCGTCGCACGGCAGCAGCCACAGCCGTTGTTCAAGTAGTACGTGATGGGCTTCGGCGATGCGTTGACCTCGCCCAGCGTAAGTTGCGGCGTGGTAGCCGACGTCGTGGTGAGGCAGTCCTGAAGCGTGACATACTCCGTCTCGGGACGGCACGAGCCGCAGGGGCAGTAGGTCACGGTACCCTTCAGCAGGAACTCCTGACAATAGATACCGTTGCCCAGGTCGACGGGTGTGCCGACGGGTTCGATACTGAGATTGGCGATGACCGGCCGCGAGGGGTCGCTCAGCGCCATCTTCTGATTCATGCAGGTGTAGTGGGTCAGCCCCAGTGCGTACACCCCGGCGGTCTCTGACGAGAGAAGGAAGTCCTTTACGTCGGAGCCGTTCTTGATCATGCAGTTACATTTGCAAGCCATAATACTTTTGTTTTTGTGTTTGTCTCGGGGCCCTACTTACTGCGCCAGCCCCACTCTGCGCTATTGGTTGCCTATTATTCCTGACTATCGAACAGGTCGCCCTGGATGGGGGCCGGTGCGGCCAGTTCTGCCTCGGCGCTCTGGATGGCCGTGAGGCGCTGTTCCAGTTCATAGATGCGCTGCGACTGGAGGTCGAGACGGGTGATGACGTTGTTCATTACCTCGAACATCTGGAATGACATCATCGACGAGCAGCAGATTTGCTGCGCCATCGAGCAGCGGCGACAGTCCTTCGGACAGGGACGTGCCTGCTGCGTCTGCGGTTGTGGCGTTGCGGCGGGTTCTTGCGTGACGCCTGCGGTGGTTGGATTCTTTTCTGCCATGATTGTATGCTATTTGAAATAATTGATAACTTGGTTCTTAACGATGGGGTTCTTGTCCCAATTAGCAATGCCCTGGGCTACCTTGCGCCCGGTCACTGCGCGACCTGCCTTTGCGTGCTGGCCGATGAAGGCCACGATGGCCATGCGTGCTTCCTCGGCCTCCTGCTCGTCATGGGCGTAGAGCTCGAAGGATATGCGGAATGGCCTGAGTTGTTTCTGTGTCTGTTCCATATTGCCGTGATTCTAATACATATTTTAACTCAAAATTGCAACATATTTATGCGCACTTTTTCAAGGATTTTATTCCTCGTTGATGGGCGGCAGCGCGGCGGCGGGTGCCTCCGTGGTTTCGGCTGCCATGCCGGTGAGTGATAGCGGCGGCAGTCGATTGCCCGTCATGCCGCGCACGATTTCGTAGATTTGCAGCAAGCCCTGCTGGTGCTCGCCGCCCCATGACAGGATGCCGTTCAGTGCGTTCTTTGTGTTGTCAACCCACGTCGGGTCGGGCTGGTCGACGGTCGGCAGGTCGGTCATCACGTCGGCGAAGTAGTCGCGCAGCTTCTTCGCCTCGTCGATGTCACCCTTCGCTATCAGCAGGCACTGCTGCGAGATAGACATCTTGCTCGTCGGGTTTATCAATCGTATCTGGTTCAGCATCTCTTCGCGTCGTTTACGTTTGTTCCACATCATATTTTGCCGTGATTTGGGTACACATTGCGAGAGATATGTACCCTACTTCACGTTTTCGGGTACATATCCTCACAACTTTCTTTTAGCCGTTGCAACCGCAACCGGGGCAGCCACAGGGCTGGGGAGCCGAGTAGATGCAGACGGGCTGAGCATCGAGGCTGGAGCGGCCTGTCAGACGGTCGGAGACAATCTGATTCATCGCTGTGGCATAAGCAGAGTTTTCTACGCTGGTAGCCTGAGTCTGGGCCGCACTCTGCTGACCGCTGATGGTGTCGGTGATGGTCTGCGTGATGGTCTGGTCGCCGTTGATGCGACGGGTCACCTCAGACTCCAGCAGTGCGCTGATGCTGTCGATGCGCTTGTCGGCACCGGTGTAGTAGGCGATGGCCAGTTCCTTTGCGCTCTGGGCGGCCTCCTTGGCCTCGCGACCCTTCGCACTGGCCTGCAGGCCTCCGAAGATCCACGCGGTTACGCCGGCAACCACTGCGACTGAACCGACGGTCAGTCCGGCAATCGCTACGCCTGATGGTTTCTTCGACTCCTTGTGACTTACCATGTACTGCTCGTACGGCGTCATCTCACTCTTCGAGTCCATCGTCTTGAGGGCAAGAAGATCATTCATTTCTAAAGCCATAATCGTTTAGTGTTTGTGTTAATAAATAATGTGAACTGTAGCGGGAGTCCTAACGGAAACCCGCTACAAATTTAGACACAAAAATACTGCGAGACAACGGTTTTAGCGGATAGTGACAGAATGGCCGTCTTCGTCAGCGAAACAAGCAATTCAACCAGCCAGTCTGACTGGCTTTTCGAGATGACGCAGGATGTTATATACCTGACGGTCGGTGATGTGGTGCCTCTGTGCCAGCGTCAGTATCACCTCCTTGCGAGTCCTCACTGTTTCCGACAGTTTCAGATAATCTCGGTACAAGTCACAGTACTTGTAATCCTCCAGATGAATGCCAGCCTCCTTCATCTTTTGAAGCAGCTCCTTGTTAAATTCAATTAAATCAATACGTTTCATTGTGCAAATGTGTTAAAGTTAGAAATATTCTTATTACCTTTGCACCGAACCACCAGCCTTCGCGGATATAAAAACAATAGCGTTACAGGTCGAGTAGAAGGGTGCTATATCCCCCGACGGCGACCTGTAACGCTCGCATTCGCAAATGGTTGGTGGTTCTTCCTTTGTGGAACGTCGGGGGCTTTTTTATACTCCTGCCCCCGGGGGAAGAGTTAGAGAGTGGTTGCGACGTGTCGCAACATACAGAACGCTATTCTCCAGATTTTCCGTCACCAGAAGATTCTGGGAACAGTGCTTCGTAGGGTGCCCAGTCGATGCCGTCCTTCTCGGCCCAGCCCTCGTTCAGGCACTGGTTGATGTACTGCACTCCGCCGATGTAGAAGCGGTTGAGCTCTGAGAACTCGGTGAAGGTGTGGTAGATGGGCTGCTTCTGCTCGTCCTCGTTCAGCTTGAACTTCACGGGCACCATCTGCAGGCGGTGAGCCTCTGAGAAGTTCGTCTGGTTTTCCTTTGACAGCCATACGGTGATGGCCTGCTCTCCGCCGTCGGGCGTGAACTGGTAGCCGTTCAGGACCTTTTCGTCCGTCCGGGCGTTGATGTCGGCGATGATGGCGTCCTTCACCGTCTGCAGGGTGACGATGGGGTACTGCTTCTTGTAGAGCGTCACCTCATGCCATTTGTACTGGCCCTCCTGACCGTCTACTGGTGTCAGGCCGTAGCCTACGCGCACTGCGCTGCCCATGGACTCCACGTATGCGAAGTCCTGCCGGGTGCCTTGCTTGATGTTGTCTGTTGTCATAATTGTAATGTATTAAATGGTGAATAAAAATGTTGTTACTTATGTCTGGTCATTTTGGTCATCTGAGGATCAAACCAGCCTATCCGCAGGAACTCGGGACGATAGAACAGTTCCAGTCGCAGACGGTATGAGGCGGTGTGCGCCATGATTCCGAGGTAGGAGTTGACGGACCGCACCACCTTGTCCCTGTCCGAGAAGTCCATCTCTGCAAGATGCTCGCGCATACGCTGCAGCGTGGCGTTGGAGAGGTAGATGCGGTAGGGTTTGATGAAGGCTCCGAGGAACTCCACACCCTGACTGGCCTCGCTGATGCGTACCTTGCCGAGATGAAGTTCCAGCGAAAGCTCCTCCTTTAGGAACTTCTGTATGCGCGGTACCAAAGACAGCAGCCAGTCGCGGTCGCACGAGACGATGTAGAAGTCGTCGACGTAGCGGCCATACCTGCGACAGTGAAGCTCGCGCTTGCAGAACTGGTCGAGCAGGTTCAAGTAGACATTGCTGAACAGTTGCGATGTCAGGTTGCCTATTGGCAGTCCGCAGCCGTCCTCGGTGCAGAACAGCGACTTGGCCGGGTCGAGACCGGCCCACGCCGAAGCGGGCATGGCCCGCTCGCACGACGTCTTCGGGTCGAGCATGACGATGAGCTCCGTCAGCCATTTCACGAAGCGCATGTCCAGCGCCTGCTCCCATGTCACCACGTTTCCGTGGCGCAGGTCCTTCGGCAGTTTGTGCTTGGCCATCTGGTCGAGCGTCCGCAGGCAAATCTCCAGCAGCCGCTCCCGGCGTATGTGCATGAAGTAGCCGCGTATGTCGAGCTTCAGGATATAGCAGCGGCGTGTCCAGTTCCGGCTCTCCTGGCGTATATGGTCCGACAGCCGGAGCACCCCGTCCAGCGTTCCACGGCCCTCGATGCACGAGTAGGAGTCGCGGATGAACGTTGCCTCGTAGAGACGGTGCGTCCAGTTGAAGTAGAGGTGATGCACCACACGGTCCGGAAAACTGGGCGGCGAAGACCTCCCGCTGCTTCGGCTTGAATACGATGAAACACTTCGACGGCAGCGGTACGTAAATCATCAGCCACAGCGCGAGGGCCAGGCGCAGCAGGCTCCACCGCAGCGAGGCGAAGAACCGGCGCACATACGACATCTGGCGCTTGTGGCGCGATGCATCGGCGGCGGCCACCGTCAGGTCGCGCAGCAGCATGGTGAAGGTTAGTTTCATGAGGCTATGCTGTTTTGGGCTGCCTTGGCACGGCAGCATTGTTGACAAAAAAGAAAGGATGGTCGCCGAGATTGCTGGACCGGCCGAACCGCGAACCCGTTGAACCGATTGTTCGTGTTCTGAGGGTTCACGCCACCACTGTTGAAGTTCAGGTTCCGCCCGTTGGTGGCGGAGTTGAGCGACGAAGACCAGTAGTTGCCGTTCGACCCGCGATTGTTCCACGACTGCCCGTTGCCGTTGCCGGAGCACGGGAAGAAAAGCGTGGCTGCGGTTGCCTCCTGGTACGAGCGGCGCAGGGAGTGGCGCAAGGCCAGGCCAAGCACCGTCTTTGATTTTTCACGCGGGGCGCTGACCCCGAATGACGGGCAACCTATGAAATACTTCTGGACCATCCTTTATGAGATAAAAGTGAAAAGTTAAAAGTGAAAAGTTAGAAGTGGGCAAGCAGCTCTTGCTGGATTTCAAAGAAATACTGCTGCGTCTGAAACGGCGTGCGGTTGGCTATCGGGTACGACATCATCCGCGACAGTATCGCCATGATGCGCTGCTGCTTCTCGGGCGATTCCATAAACGGCAGTCGGCTGGCATCGGGCTGTGTGCCCTGCTTGTCCGACTTCTTATCAGACTTGTCCTTCGACAGCGGCACCTGATTCTTCCAGTCCATATACATCTTCAGCAGACGCTCATACGAGAGCGGTTCCTTCTCGGCCAGCTCGGCTGGCAGCTCGACGGCCACGTCGATGCGCAGGGCGTCGACTGGTGTCCACGACATCTGCAGCTCCTTGGGCAGGTACTTGTCGAACGATTTCTCCTGACAGCCCACGAAGATGTACTCGCCGCCCAGGTTCTTGGCAAACTTCTTCACCGGCGTAATCGCCTGTCGCTCTTCCTGCGGGTAGCGGCGCTTCATCTCGTCGGGGATGATGACGCCCATCAGCCATGCGCTCCACTCGTTGGCGTGCCAGTAGTTGCCGTCGCGCAGCAGGTGGATGACGTTCCATGACTTCGGGTCCTGGCGGTCGGCCTCGATGACCTGGATTTCCTGATTGGTGAATCCCTTCTTCTCCTCCGGCTGCTGCGGCGTGGGCTTGCTCGCCGGCACCTGCGCGGCGGCCTGCTGTGGGGTCTGGGGCTTGTTGTCGGTTGTCTCGTTTGCCATATTTCTTATTACCTTTATTATATTACTATTTTCTTTGGTTGGTCATCTCCCGCCCCGCCGCTGCTGTACCGCGCTGGGGCGCGGCGGTGCAGCGGCGCTGCGTGCGATGACGAGGTTGGTGATTTCGGTTGGTCGAAGTATTACTGGACCGGCCGAACCGCGAACCCGTAGAACCGATTGCTCGCGCTCTGAGGGCTCACG